TTAAATTTAATAAGCTATCTTTTGATGAGAAAGAGAAAATAAAAGTAATTTTACCAAAATATATAAAATCTACTCCAGAAGTTAAATACAGAAAGAATCCTTTAACTTGGTTGAATGGTAAATGTTGGAATGATGAAGTAGTAGAAGTAAAATCAAGTGTAAATGAAATAGATTGCACAAAGTTTAATCCTTATAATATTGGTGTATAATGAATAATTTTATAGATTGGTCAACACTTGACACGAAAAAACATACTGGTAAAGAATCTTTAAGATGTCCTAGTTGTGATGAACAAAGAAGCGATAAAAGAGATAAGAGTTTAAAGATTGACCACAACAAAGGTATAGGTAAATGTTTCTACTGCGAGGCTTTAACTTTCAAAGATTCAAAGGAATTTAAACCAACACAAAAACAATACACTTACCCTACTCAAGAATGGAGAAACTACACTAAGTTATCAGACAAACTTGTTAAATGGTTTTATGAAGAACGTAGAATATCACAAAACACTTTAAACCAATTCGAGATAAGCGAAGAGAAAGTGTATCAACCAGCAAAGCAAAAAGAATTAAACTCAATTTGTTTTAATTACTTCGAGGGTGAGAAGTTGGTAAATAAAAAATATCGTTCACCTAGTAAAGATTTTACACAACACAAAGGAGGCAAACCAATATTCTATAACATCAACTCAATTATTGATTCTGATAAGATATACATTGTAGAGGGTGAAATAGATGTACTTTCATTTTATGAGATAGGAATAAAAAATGTTATTTCACTTCCAAACGGTGCAAATGATAACGATGAATATTGGATAAATTCAGAATCATATTTAAAAGATGTTAAACATTTTGTTATTGCAGTTGATAACGATGAGAAAGGAATAGAGATAAGAGATAAGATTGCGCAACGTTTAGGGCGTTATAGATGCACTTTTATTGAATGGATGGGTAAAGATGCTAACGATGATTTAAAAAGCTCTCTAATCGCAAATTCTGTAAAGAACGAAAAACGATTTTCAATAGGTGGAACATTCAACTCAATGGACTTATTAGATGAAACTTTAAGACTTTACAACGAGGGTATGCCTAAAACAATTTACCCAAAGAATAAAATGTTTGGTACTTTCAATAAAGACTTTAGTATAATGATGGGGCAATTAACAGTTGTTACTGGTATTCCATCACATGGTAAGAGTAGTTTTATTGATTGGTACGCTCTAAATTTAGTTAATGATTACAATTATAAACTATCTATTTACTCACCTGAACACAACCCTTTAGGACTTTACAACTCAAAGTATGCTACGCTATCAAATGGAAAGCCTTTCTTTGGCAAAAATAAAATGAGCGAATCTGATTTATATCGTTATACTGAATGGTCAAAAGAAAAACTATACTTTACAACATCAGAAAATGGAATGGATTCCGATTGGGATTGGTTACTAGAAAAGTTTAAAGAGCAAATGTTTACCTATGGTATTAATATGTTTATTATAGATGCTTGGAATAAAGTATTAATGCCTAAAGGAATGAGTGGTAAGGATGCAATAGATAACATCTTAACACGTTTAACTTCTTTTTGCATACAATATAACGTTCACGTATTTTTAGTTGCTCACCCTACAAAAATGAAGAAAAACGAAAAGACTAATAAATATGATATTCCAGACCTTTATAGTGTTAGTGGTTCATCTGATTTTAGAAACCAAACACATAACGGTTTATGTGTTTATAGAGAATTCCCAGACGAAAATAGCAATGGTTGTACTTTAGTAATCAATTTAAAAACAAAGTATGACTTTCAAGGAAATATTACAAGTATGAATAAATTCAATTGGAATAATGATAATCGTAGATTCTTTGTAGATGGTTCAGATTCATACGAAGATTTTACAATAGATAAGAATAAAGAAAGTGCATTACAACCAAATTTAGATTTTGATAACGAAATGCCATTTTAAATAATATCATTATATTTACAAAAAAAAGATTATGAATAAAAAACTAAAAGAAAGAGTTAAAGATTTACTAGTTAATCAAATTGATACTAGAGATAATGACAATTTACTAATATCGCAAATATGGCTAGATGAGGGTGTACCTGAAAATAGTATTTACTTTTTAATAAAGTATAGTAAAGGTGGGTTTACTTCTGCTGAATCAATTAGAAGAGCTAGGCAAAAGTTGCAAGAGAAACACGAAAATCTAAGAGGTGATAAGTACAACGAAAGACAAAGAAAAGGTGAAGAGGTAAGACAAACTATAAGTAAATGAATACAATAAACATAAAAGCACTATCTGTTAACTCATGCTATCAAGGTAGAAGATTTAAGAACAACAATCATAAAGTGTACGTGCAAAATGTTTTAAGTCAACTTCCAAAAGATTATAAAATTAATCAAGCACCTTATAAGCTAACACTTGAATTTGGTTTATCTTCTAAACTTCAGGACTTAGATAATTGTATTAAAGTGTTTCAAGATTGCCTTGTTAAAACGTATGACTTTGACGATAGAGATATCTATGAATTACAAGCATCAAAAGTAATAGTTAAAAAAGGTTGTGAATTCATTAAGTTTGATATATCTAGTTTAAAATAAAATTATTATATTTGAGTATGGAAGCACCAAAACATTATGACAATTCAAAAGGCACACTTTACAAAGTAGCTGAAGAACGTGGATGGAATACTTATCTATTTGATATTGTTAAAAGATTAGAAAGAGCAAACAAAAAAGGAGAGTTTGAAAGCGATTTAAAAAAGTCTAAGTTAGTAATTGATTTATGGTTAAAAGAAAATGGAAGAGAAAATAGTTAAAATGATACTTGAACACAAAACAAGTTACCTAAGAAAAGGTTATAATTACATAGTAGAGAAAGAAGATGAAAAATACTACTATATTAATTTTTGTGGCAAAATGGTAAAGTACCCGAAATTCTATTTTATGGAAGTTGAATTATGAATAACCTAACAGAACTTTCAAAGAATCACAAAGAGTACATTCAAATAGTAAAAACATTTGGAGGTAACGTAGACCCTGAGGACATAGTACAAGAAATGTATATTAGACTTCACAACCACCTAGAAAGATACCCTGACAAAGAATTAAATCTATTTTATTGTTGGTCAACTCTAAGAAATATCTTCTTTGATACCTACAAAGAAGATACAAGGTACTGCGACAAAGATATAAATGACTTTCACTACCTAGAAGAACAAGAAGATAATACAGAAGAACAAGAAGCCTACTCCCAGCTACAACAAAATATTAATAATGTAGTTAATAGTCAACATCACTTTGATAGTAGGTTATTTCAAATATATTCAAGTCAAAAAACATCAATTAGAAAACTATCTAAAGAAACTTGTATAAGCCCAAGAACAATTTTTTGGAGCTTACAACAAACTAAGAAACTAATTAGAAAAGAACTTAGAGAGTATTACGAAGATTACAAGAATGAAGATTACGAGCTACTAAAGAAATACGAGATACAACAAGAACAATTAACGCTAGATTTATAATGGAAAGTAAACCAAAACAAACAAGGAAACGTAATGTGTAAGTTAAATAATATAAAAGATAAGGAGTTTGTGATATACCGATTAGTAAAAGAAAACTATGTAGGTGTTACAACAAATTTAAAGAAAAGATTACTAAAGCATAGGAATAAAAGTAATTTTGACATTTCAGAGGTTGTTATCTTAAAAAGAACAAATTCATTAGAAAAAGCACTTAAAAATGAAATTAAGTTTCAAAAATATTATAAATGTACTAAAGGAGTAAGAAATCAATATGGAGCTAAAAATCCGTATGCTAAACAAGTTTTATGCCTTAAAAGTGGAATATATTACGATACCATAAAGGAGGCTTGTGAGTCATTGAATTATAGCTATTCAGATGTAAGACATAAAATTAAAGATGAAAATAATAAATATTTACTAGTTAGATTATGATTGAGAAAAAACCTACAAGAAAAAGAAAACCTAAAGGATTAGGAGATACTGTTGAAAATGTTTTAAAAGCAACTGGAGTAGATAAAATTGCAAAGTTTATTTTAGGTGAGGATTGTAATTGCGATGAACGTAAAGAGAAACTAAATAAAATTTTTCCTTACTTCAAACCTTTATGTTTAGATGAACAAGAGTACAAC